AATAGACCTAGATACCCCTTTACTACCAACCTTACTTTGTTTATTCTTCATAGCAACCGCTTGAACGGCAGGTCTTAGATATGGCTTAGGTGGGAATGGGGCATAATCGAAACGACCAAACTCAACTACACTTGCATACTTTACAAATGTATTACCGAATCTAACTTCTTTCGCTCTCCTATATTTTGATATTGCTCTTTTACTCATCACAACTCTGCCAGTGCTTTTTAGGGCCGATGTCAGAACTGGAACTAAATCTTTAGCGATACGAAGAATCTCCTTAGCAACCACATCAGTGTATGGTTCGCTGAAGGTTTCATTAATCGTCGCGCCGAGATAGTTGAAATCATATGCCGCTTTGAAAAAAGAGTTGGCTTCAACGGTTGCATACTTACGCATTATTCTTCATTCTCCAGTCCAAGTAAACGGTATTCAAGTAATTCATCCATACCAAACACTACACCTTCTTCGACTAGATTATCTGCGGCTTCTTCAACTGATTCGGGTTCTTCTCCTTCTCCATCTTCAACCTTACCTTTGTTAATCGCTAACTTAGGACTGAGGAAGAATGGGTCGTTTGCTTCGTCCTTATCTAGTAATGGTGCAAGTCCCAATACTTCTCTTGCTTCATTGATACTGATTGCCGACTCTTGTCTTAGGTTAGCAATTGCTTGTGACCGTAGGCGCAGTGTGTTCGCCCTCTCTGATTCACGGGATGGCCTAATGGTATTGAATTGTATTCTCCAGTCTGTTATTTCTAACAGGGGTAATAGTTTGTTATTGATAGCCGAAGATACTCTATGATGATACGACTCAACCACATCATACCATGCGTCTAGTTGTTGTTCTGGATTAGACATTTTACCTGTCTGAACCCATCCAAGTTTCATTGGTGGAATACCGAATACCGCACATATCTCTTCACGGTAGTAGTATAGTAAATCCAACTGCTGTCCTTCTTTAGTTGAATCAATAAGCCTGTGCATATTGAAACCCGAACCGCCGTTGATTGCTACAAGTCCGAATGGCGACTTACCTGCTGTCAATTGTTGTTCTAGTAAACCTAACATTGCCTTCATTTCAGTATTACTTATGTCTCCAACATTAAGTATCGTCTTAGGTAGTGTTCCAGTAAACATCTCGTTTAGGTAGTTGCTGAGATTCATTTGACCTGCAATTGTATTCAACAATGGTATCAATGGTGAAGTTCCGTAGCCTCGACCTTGCTTAAACTTCGATATGTGAAGTATTTTGTTTGAAGCAAACCTACGCTTCTCCTTTCTTATTTCTTGAATGTAAGCCATTTCTGGTGGCTCCGGTCTTTGATTGCCGGGCAATAATCTCATTGTTTCAGCAGGGACAGGCCAGACACTTACTAAGTCTCCACCGTAAATCCAGTCCTCTCCATTGGGGGTGCTTTCATCATCGTCTCCATCTAACTCAAGGTATGAGTCTCCGAATAGTGCTAAATCATACACTAAAGATTCCAACCATTCATCACCCATATCGTCTGGGTTAGGTGTTCGGAAAAAGTCATGCAACCTTTCTAATTGTTCTTCACTACCTTCTTCTATTCCAGACATGAGTCTAAACTCATAACCATTGGCTAACACGTCATCAACGGTTCTCCGTAGGATAGCATTGACAACTTCAGATTTCAAAGAAATATCTCGCAGTAAATGATATGAAACATTCGTGTTCGCTCCACTGGCCGCCGCTTTCTTTGCTGATACTGTTGCTATTTTAGACAGAGATGCGAGAGATTTTGCGTCCCAAGCAATATCATTCCTTATCGGTTTGACCTCTTTCGCTCGCCCACGTCTAAAGAAATTAAAGCGTCTGCGTTCCTCAACCATGTCATACCCTCATAGGTGGTGGGTTTTTACGTTGTCGTATGGACTTGCATCTCATTAACCTTACAACAAATGCAATGTTCATGATGAGGCAAACTCAACTGAGAGCAAGTATTCACTGGACCGTTCAAACAGTAGCGAAACTCATTCTTCTTCATCTGATTTCTTGTCCTCTTTAGCCTTAACGATGATTTCTTCAACCTCGTCTTTGGCTTCTTTCACTTTGTCAACGCCTTCTTCAACTGCATCTAATACCTCAGATAAGTCGAGTTTGCCGTCTGCCATAAGGGTCTGATACTTACGTAGACCCCATATTGCTAGTGGTATAACGACTGCTACAACTGCTAAACCCATTAGTAAATCATCAGTAGTCAGTCCTTCGAGCATGAACAAAGGGGGGATGACATCGTTAATAACGGTTACTTTTGACTAGATTCTTTCTTTGTAGGCTTCTTCTCAGGCGTTGGTTCTGCCTTGAGACCTGTTGCTATCGAGTTAGTCCCTGTGACGGTGAATGCTTCCATATTTAATTCGTGAGCCTTAGTCATCTTTGCTAAGTCTAAGTCATGTGTTAGTTTAATTTGTTCTAACATTCTTGTATGTGCTTTCTCTGCCTCTGCTGAATTAACTTCGCTTGCTAACTGGTCTGGTAGTATGTTTATCTTTGCACCTTCTTTACCTTTGAACAAGTCAAGAACAGATGTAATGACTAGAAGTGCGGGACCGCCTAATAGACCAATAACTGTAAGTTGTGAATCTGATATATCCCTTTGTTCGACTATACTAAAGTAAGAGGCTGTGACTGCTATTACAACCCAAGCGATAACAACGCTCACACCGAACGTCAGCATTAATTTTTCATTTGGATTTGTCATCTTCATACCCATAGTCGCACTTCCTACGGTTCTAAACCATAAGAACAGGTTCTTTAGTGTAGTTGTGCAAAAGTATATAAGCCCCCATCCCATATAGGTAGTAGTTGCGAGTAGGGCGGCGGTCATTATTACAATTGATACAATGCCTAGACTTATCATTTCCAGAGGCTCCACCAAAAGTTATTCATGGCAGTATAGAACATGTTCCATGCCGCTAAAATACCAAGACAAACTATGGTGACGAAAACACCCGTTCCACACGCGGCAACTATATCGTTCATATCCATCATAAATCACATCAACATGGGCAAGCCAGTCGATGCAATTATCGCCGCAAGTAAATATAATCCATACTTCTTAAGCAGTTCCTTTATCTCTTTCACAAATCCTTCAACACTTGACAACCTTGCATCAATTGATTGGACTTCTAATTTCATCGAAGCCATGTCTTTTTCAACATGGTGAAGGTGGTTATCTCTTATCGTTCTTACATCCTCGACTAGAACCCTAATCAATTCAGACTGCTCGTCCATGTCGAAGTCTAAGAAAATATAGTTAATTACCGTTAAGTTCCAAAAACTCGTATCTCTGGCATACCAACGTCCTCAACTAACTCTGCGGCAAGCCTAGCATATAGTAAGGCGTGAAATGCGTGGTCGTCCCCATCACGCCCATATTTTGTAAGTTTTTGACCTCGCACTGGTCGAGTGTCTTTCTCATCTTTTTCTGCTGATGAGTTTAGAGAACACCATTCATGTAGGACCCATTCAAATGAAGTATCTGCGTAGGGTAAGTGAACCTCATTATTTTTGATTGCTTCAATTGTTTCTTCGACGTAAGTTGTTCTATCAACAACTAACATATAAATTAGATTTCTATTATTGTCACGTCTCTTATATTCAAACGGTGTCATAGGCCGAGATGAGTAATAGCAAGACTTCACACGCTCACCAAACTCTGCTTGTAGTTCCTTTACCTGTCTTGCTCCATAACCTATGTCACATACCACTTGAGTGCAGTTATAGCGTAGCATTAGGTCTTTGATGACCGCTACCTCATCAAACTCATTGTCGGCCTTAGAATCGAGTTTTAGACAATTCAGAATCGTCCCATCTTTCTTCATGATAACTACGGTTGTCTGGTTTCCCCAGTCCACACCCATAACACATTCTTCGGGCGGTGTCACACCTTTCAGATTTTTTTCCAACTGGCCCCGGGCCGCTTGTAAAACTACATCGAATGTAAGGGGCTTCGTAGAACCGGCGAAGAACTCGCCAAGCACCTCGTTGGCAAATCTTCGTGGTGTGTAAGTATCTCTCTTGTATTCTATTTCTTCCGGCCAAATATCGGGGTGCATCTTTTGACTAATATGATAACCAATAATGTCTGATGTTCCATGCACCCATTTGTCTCCATCCCATTCACCTTTTGTTGATTTTTCCCAGAGTTTCCAAAACTCTGAACCCTGTTCACGGGCAGTCCCACTTACTACAACCCACTTATATTCAGACTGAGCAAGCATCTCAATTAGCATTGGCAAAACATCAGCGTCAGAGTCTTGGTATTCGTCCACACAACATAGGTCAGCCTCAACACCAAGTAACGCATGTGCGTCGCCCCAGTTAGAGTAAGCATAGAAATGATTCAGAGAACGCGCTCCAACATCGAATGTCTGATGACTTACAGATTGTTTTACTCTAGCCTTCATCAGACAACCGTGATTGATGGACGACATTAACGCACCATTGAATCTCTCATCTACGAATCTCGTTACCTGTGGTTGTCTGGGTGCAGTATAGACGGCATTGAAGTATGGTATGTTCATCAGTCCATACATTAATAGATTACAAATTGTTTCAGTTTTCTCAACTTTACGACTACACTTCAAGACTATCATTTTTGTTTTTCTTGACTTTTGGGTTGCGCCAAAGTGTCGGTATATCTCAATTAGATATGGTCGCTCATGTAGCATAAACGCCTTGCCGTCTATGGTTCGGAAATACTGAGACCAACGGTCAGGGTAGAGGGCAATGTCCCTAGCCTGTTCGGGGGTTAGTTGGCCGCCCGTGTAGTCGTGTGAGTCCACGTCCATATAGAGGTCAGCGCACTACACGGCACTTAACGGTTCTAAGCCCTCTGAATGGTGCTGTGCTGGTCTACCCAGTCCTCAGCAGTCCTTCGGTCATTGAAGGTCATTATGACCCCACCCGTGTCATTGTCAACT